CCTGTTGAGCTTGACTCTAGTCTGAATTTGGGAAGCGATGCGGGAGATGTAGCGTAAGTGGGAGGGGCAACCCGAATCTGAAACACCACTGCTTTCGACATTGCTTTTCTTACTCGATCGTGTGGCGACGTGGCATCCGCGGCTTCGTGTCGTGTGTTGTGCCATTGGTTTCTGGACGTGAAGCGGTTTTGGGGTGTGGGAGGCTTGCTTCCCACCCCCCACCGTGAGCTAGGTCGAGGACATTTTCAGGTTGGCTAACATATGTGCGAGTACAGGGGTGTCAAACCCACGTGCGAAATGAAAGTGACAGTGGCTGGACCTTTGTGGCACAGTCCGCCGGCCCCAATCCCACGGGAGAATGGTCTGAGTGTGCAGGTTTGCTGCACTCAGGACTGGAAAGCGTCTGCGTGCCGCTTCTCCACACCTGGGACCAGTGCCCAGTATATGGAAACATTATTTTTGTAAGTTAACCACCGAATCTTGGTAATAAACTTTGAGGATTCAACCAACCGGTCGCGAGACCTAAATATCGATTTACTGATCAGACTCACAGAGTCAGAACTGTAGCCCGAATCAAGGGCGAACCATCAGTTATGATGTAAACTTAACAAAACAAGTTATCTTAGCTTGCCATATTTGGAAATTAAGACGTACGCGACCCACTTACGAAAAAGTGGATTTTATTTCTGTAGTAATTCGCGTTTTACAACAGACGAAACCGGGTGGAACCCGGCAGAGGGCCATTATGGGCCCTCAACACGCATCCGTGATACTATTAATAGTTGAAACAATGTACGAACTTTCTCCCTAGGCGCTCTTTATGAGTTGGGAGATCAAGTGTGGTGTCAGACACACTTGAGTATGATGTACGATATGGAGCTGTATTGCACAATTAATTTTGTGTATGAGACTACATTGTTCACTATCAAATGGTTGACCATTTGTGACAGCATTACATTATTTTGCTATTCGGCCAGGAATAGTAGTAGATGTTTTGTGCGTGGATTGTTTAAATTAGGGAAAAGCTTGACCCTTAACTTTTCGATCAAAGAATTATTGGCAGACCCGGCGCTCGGCAGATTAATAGTCTTCCGAGCATCGCATAGCAAGAAGTTACCGACAGCCTAAAAAATAACGTGATGTCTTATTCAACTGATTTTTCCCTCAGATCTAAGTATTCTATTGCGAGCGATTGTATTCGCGAGTATGAAGAAACTATGTCTAGATTATATGGGAGCGATTATTGGTTGTTGAAATCAACTAAACCAGTATCGCACCTACATAAGATGGACCTCGAACCACAAATGTTTGAGCAGGTAGGAGGATTTTTGCGTGATCGTATTAACGATGTCGCAGGAGAACAGATAGCTGCAATTAATGAAGCTACATCTGGGATCAACAATGTTAAAGGTTATTTAGCCTATGACGGAACTGATCCAAATCAATTGGGTGAGAATTTTATGTGTCGCTTGGAAGATCTTGTCGCTTTTGTGATAGCGATTTCAAGTGCACCAACTCTCTCTGCAACTATTGCCAACATTCATTTATATGCCAGAACCTACTATAGGAAATCTGTCGTATTATTTTTGATGTCGGATATCTTGGCAGCTTTAGGCTTGACTGAACATGTTGAAGTTACGCCTGAAACTGTTGAAGTAAATTTGGAAGAGCAAGGAGGAGAAGATATGATCGACTTCTCTTTGGACTCTTTTAGATCGTGTATGAATAATTGGAAAGAATTTAAAACGAATCAAGTAGCTAATAAATTGGCTAACGTGGTTTCGATTTTTGTTGCTTATGGGTTTTTAGACCCAGAAGCCCAATTATCTCAAACATTGTTGCAGATGTTCAACAAACGCGTCTGGGATGTACAGGTTAATTCTGTAGATTTCGTAGAGATGATGTTGGACACAGCCATGTTCTTTTTGGAACGTGGTTATGCCGCGTTTAAACACGGCGATTTGTCATTATTGCTTTATAGTGATAATGACATTGCGAACTTGGATAAAGAGTTCGCGCTCCTTACTGGAGCACTTCCATTATTAGAATCCGGCAACTTAGCTGGCTTGGACACATTTGATGAATCAATTAAAGATCAATCCGAATATGAGGTGAGATTACAAAAATTGAATTCAACATATGCTACCATGCTAAAAATGGAAAAAACTCCGCAAATGCGAAATGTTTTAGTCAACCGATTAGTTGTGTTGTCTAAAGTACGAACTAGTTTGATTTTATGTCAAAAAAGTTCATGTATCCGCACTAAACCTTTTGGTCTTATGATCCATGGAGGATCTAGTGTGGGGAAAACCACTGTCAATGCTATAGCAACAAAGATTTGTTTGCATGCAAATGGTTTTTCGAGTAAAAAAGAAAATATCATCACTTTGAATGATAATGATAAATATCAATCAGAGTATAGATCGCATCATTTGGCTGTGACTATGGATGATTTTGGAAATACTCGTGCAGATAAGTATGAAGGTAGTCCAACGGCAAAAATTATCGATTTTTTGAATAATGTGCCAAAGGCTGCTCTTAATGCAAATGCGGATTTAAAAGGTAATATCATGATCCAACCCAAATTGGTGACGGTGACAACAAATGTTAAAAACTTAATGGCTTTTGAATTTTCGAATGAGCCGGTGAGTATTTTGCGAAGATTTGAATTAATTTTTGATGTAAAAATTCGTCCAACATTTGTCGATCCCAAAACGGGAGGTCTTGATAGACTTAAAATGCAAGGGCATCCTATGCCTGATGCATGGCTGATTGATGTTCAATATGTGGAAATTCTTCGTACACAAGACGAGAATGAAGCAGATAGATATCGATTTGTCAATATTAAAAAAGATGCTTCAATTTATGAGGCAATGGATATTCTAAAGGAACATTCAGCTCAACATTATGCTTTTCAGAAGAGTTATGTTGATAGCATTGAAGAGATGTACGATATGGAATTGTGCCCTCATTCATGTTTCAAGTGTTTATGCCATCATTGTTTGGTGGATATAGATCTTGATGAGCAAGCTGGAGAAGAGGATATTCAAAATAAGGACAAAAACATCTATGATGAATTTGCCCTTCCTTCCAAAACGGACCGGAACCTAAGTCGTTGGAAGATCTTGTTAATGAATCAAACTTTGTAACTAAAGCGTATAAGTATGCAGCGGATACATTATCATTAGCAAGAAAAGAAAAAGTGAAGGTTTTGAAAATTGCAGCGTGTGCTGCTATTGGAATTCCTGTTGTCTTTTTCTCTGTGCGTAAATTATTAAATTTATTTCGCACACTCGTGCCACAGGGCAGTGCACTTGGTGTACCAAAGCGTTTGGAAACAGATGCTGAGAGTCCTTGGAAGCGCGTTGTACAAATTCCTGTGCCAGTGTCTTTGTCAAGCTCAAGAGCTACACATGAACAATTGGCAGATTTAGTATCTAGATCTATGGGACATTTGTATGTTTGGAATATGGAGCGAACTAAAAGGCGCAAATGCAATATCATACCCTTGAGGGGTAACTATTGGTTAGCACCTTCGCACATATTTGACGACCAAGAATATGAGGTGGAAATCCAAACCACACCGTTAGGTGTGTTAGGGAAAAATCCTACTCAAATTGTTGGTCCTGAAATCTGGTATAGAATTCCGGATACCGATTTCATTGTGTTAAATCTTACCAGTGGTGGAGATGTGCCTGATTTGGCTAAATTTTTGCCTACTGATAAATATAACATGACTGGTGTACATTGTACAACACTTTTTAAGTCGCCTGATGGTGAAGTAACTCGTAATCAAATCCAAGTAATACAGGATGCGAATATTAGTTCTGCAGGTAAGACCTTTGATGGATTCTTTTATGATTACACAGAGGAGACTTTTAAAGGATTGTGTATGATGACACACATTGCGAGAAGATCTCAGCCATTTATTGGAGGATTTCATCTCGCGGGATACCCTAACTCCTGTAGAGGAGCTTGTGGGAAATTGACGATAGAACAAGTCGACAAAGCCATTCAAGCTTTAAGATTTTTAAGAGTTCTTGAGACACATTCAAGTGGAACAATGTCAACTGAAAAGTATGGGATTGATTACACACCGCAAGGGGATATTCCACCATCCAGTGCTGTAAATTGGCTTGAGGATGAGGAAGACAAGCAACCTATTGGTGAGGTTTATGGACCACATCCATTGGGTACTCGTACCTTTAAATCACAAGTTCGTAAGAGCGTAATCTCAGATTCTGTAGAAGAAGTCATGGGATTGCCGAAAGCACATGGAAAACCTAAGGGTATGAACTCTTGGGTACATTGGCAGAGAGATTTATCTCTTATGTCACATCCAACGGGCAAATTTCGACCATCGATTCTTAAGAAAGCGAGGGAAGATATGAATGCCATGGTGGATGAAATATTTGAACGCAAACCTGAAATGATAGATTTGGTCCATCCGTATTCTCATGAAGTAATTCTTGCTGGAGCAGATGGTATCAATTCTGTTGATAGAGTCGATTTAACGACATCTATGGGTTTTCCAATCAGTAAGCAGAAGAAAAATTTTATTTATGAATCTGATGTTAAAATTGATGGGATTACTTGTCCATTAGATATGGATCAACAATTTTGGGACGAGCTTGAAAACATGGAGAATATCTTAGCTTCTGGCGAAAGAATTCACACCGTGTTTCGTGGTAATTTGAAAGATGAAGCCACCAAGCTTACAAAGAACAAAGTACGTGTATTTGCTGGGTGCGAACTCGCATTTACATTACTGGTAAGAAAGTATTATTTGTCTATTATTCGTGTCATTCAGACCAATTGGGATGATTTCGAATGTGCTGTTGGAATTAACGCACATGGTCCAGAGTGGACTAGATTGACTGAAAAATTGACAAAATACTCTACCACACGTATGGTCGCTGGAGATTATGCTGCTTATGATAAGCGTGTATGTCCAGAGGCCACTTTGGCTGCGTTTGATGTTATGATTCGCATCGCAACAAAAGCAGGTTATACTGTTCGTCAACTCAACATTATGAGGGGTATTGCGACAGAAATCTGCTTACCTATTTATGAATACAATGGTATTCTTCTAAAAGTTTTTGGATCTAATCCTTCTGGACATCCATTAACTGTTATCGTCAATAATTTGCAAAATAGTTTATATCAAAGATATGCTTATTACGCAATGCATGAAGGCGAAGAAGTTCCTTTATTTCATGAACGGGTATCACTCATGTGTTATGGTGATGATAATGCTATGAGTGTGCATGAAGATGAAAAGAAATTTAACCATACTACTATTTCGAATGAATTAGGGAAAGTTGGTATTAAATATACAATGGCTGATAAAGAAGCTGAATCCATTCCTTTCATTACACTTGCTGAGACTTCTTTTTTAAAGAGAGGTTTTATTTACAGTGAGGATTTGAAGAATTGGATTGCTCCTATTGAAGAGTTGTCAATTTCAAAATCATTGCACAATTATATGTCGCGACGTGGATCGACGGCTTTACCAGAAGAAGTTTCTGGTGATGCTATCAAAAGTGCTGCTCGTGAATATTTTTTCCATGGAAGAAATGTTTATGAAAAGCGACGCTTGCAATTGCATGAAATTCGTGATAGACATGAATTACTTACATTTGTTGGCGATTTACCAACTTACGAGGAAATGGTGGATAAATATCTTGGAAAAGAATTAAAATCTGTTGATTTATCTGATCCAGGTGTTTTGATGTTTCAATAAGTTGGCCCCGTCGTGGAGACGTTAAAATCCCGCTGAGCACGTAATTACTCTCCGCGAATACCATCGCGGAATCGCTAAAACGGTATGTATTATAGCTGATTTACCGGTGTAGTTTCTAGTTCCCATTTCTAGAACTGCACGAGGAATGTATAATATAGATTTTTGTTCCCTATTTAGGGAAGGCTTAATCAGCCAAAAATGTGGGCTCTTTCCATGTTGCATTAAGGCGTGCGACAGAGGATATGTAAATAAATGACCTTACTTCTCAATTTAATGTAAAAATAAATAAAGGAAGCACAGGCACCAGTGCTCAAATGGTGTCATTTAAAGATCAGAACCCTGCGTATACGTATGAGGTTCAATCGCAACCCGATATTACTTATAAGGCAGCTGAAAATGATGATGCTGACTTAGGTAATTTTTTCTCACGTCCAATCAAATTAGATTATGCGTGGGGAACTGGAATTTCTAACTTTTCACAAGATTTCAATCCTTGGACTGAATTCTTTGAGAATGACAGAGTTATAAACCGTATATCCAATTTTAATAACTTGCGATGTAAATTACACGTAAAGTTTTTGATTAATGGTAACGGTTTTCATTTTAGAAGATTGTTAGTAAATTACAAACCGTTACATACTTCAGATGATTTTTACACAGATCGTGCATTTAGTAGATTAGATAATGTTGCGGCGTCCCAACGTCCGCATATATATTTAGATCCTACTACTTCATCTGGTGGAGATATGATTTTGCCATTCTTTTGGCCGAAAAATTATCTCAACATTCCAAGTCAAGATTGGAGACAAATGGGAGAGATTTCTATTCGCACTTTGCAAGATTTACAACATGCAAATGGCGCATCAGATATCGCTCGTATTTCCGTCTTTATTTGGGCTGAAGATGTGACATTGTCCATTCCAACATCCTCCGAACCTGGTGGTTTGACACCTCAGGCAGGGGAAGATGAATATGGAAAAGGACCAATTTCCCGACCAGCGAGTGTGGTTGCTCGTGTAATGGGAAAATTGACAAACGTGCCATATATTGGTAACTATGCAAGAGCAACAGAAATTGCTGCCGATGCGATGGGTGCCGTGGCTACGATGTTTGGATATGCACGTCCAAATAATTTGTCAGATATTCAACCATATAAACCTACTGTAATGGGGAATTTAGCTAACGTTAATTATCCTGATTCTGCCGTAAAATTGTCGCTTGATTGCAAGCAAGAATTAACGGTTGATCCAGCAACAGTTGGTTTATCAGCAGTAGATGAGATGACAATCAAGTCTATTGCTTGTCGTGAATCCTGGTTGACTAGTTTTAATTGGTCTCCTGATTCAACGATATACCCGCCAGAAACGGCATTATTCAACATACAGGTTACACCTCATGTCTGGAATTATCAGACTTTGGGTGGACAGAATGAAATTCATTTTCCTGCATGTGGTTTTATTGCACAGCCGTTTGCAAATTGGCGTGGTACAATGAAATACCGATTCCAAGTCGTATCTTCGAATTACCATAAAGGGCGTCTTAAGATTGTTTATGATCCCTATGGATTTCAATCAAACGAATATAATACCAATTATACTCATATTATTGATATCGCGGAGGAAAAGGATTTCACTGTCGAAATAGGATGGGGATCATCTGAACCATATAAGAAAATTGTCGATCCGACTTTTTCTAGTGTGCGTTTTAGTAATGGTGCTCCTACAGTTGTTCCATTAGATGTGGCAAATGGTATGTTAGCTGTTTATGTTGTTAATGACATGACAGTTCCAAGCCAGGATGCTGCAAATCTATTGGTCGGTATTAATGTTTTTGTCTCTGCTGGAGATGACATTGAATTCCGAAATCCAACTGAGGATGTATTGGATACCCTATACTATTTCCCAGAACCACAATCGGGTGAGGAAGATTTTGTACAATCTGATAAAGATTCTACTGAAGAACCTTCTAAACCCATGCAAACATCTTCTGAAGTTATGATGATGAATCATATTTCAGATACAGACCCAACTGATCACGTTTTCTTTGGAGAGTCTATTGTAAGTATTAGATCTCTTATGAAACGTTATCAGAAGCACGAATCGTATGTTTATGCCGGGGTAGGTGGATATAGATTTCTGATAAATGTTTTCAGATCTTTTCCATTTTATCCAGGATATGCGCCTAGTGCTATTACGTCAGTTTTAAATGATACACAGGATTTTAATTTTTGTCATAATACTTTTATCAATTATTTTTCTCCTGCTTTTAAAGGCTGGCGTGGGGGTCTGCGTTGGAAATTGAATCCAACGGTGTTTTCGGGGAACACGGCTTGTGCAAGCCATACTTTATCGAGAGAACAAGGATCTACTTCAGGGTATTTTGTGAATTCAAGAACGCTGACAAATGATCCAGATGATATTCGTAGAACGTTGCGTTCTTCGGCTTCATCGTCACTAGCAGGGGCAGTGGCGACTAATTCTGGAGCAAATCCTTGTCTCGAGGCAGAAGTGCCTTATCAAATACCTTTGCGGTTTTCCAATGCGCGTGTTGCAGATTTGACATCTGCTGGCACATATCTGGAACCAACGCCATTAAGGTATAGTACAATTGTCAATACCACGGTTGATGAGCCGGTTATTGTCGAAAAATATGTGTCCATTGGAGAAGATTTTTCATTATTCTTCTTCGTTGGTGCACCTATTATGTATACTGATATTTCACTTCCCCCGATAAATTTCTAACCCTTAGCTTCGCGGCTAAGGGCGAAATCCACTCTGTGGCCGAGTGGCGGGCGTAATATTTACGTCCGGATTAATTCACCGAAAGGTGCGCATACATGGTAACATGGGTGCGGTTATAATATTGTTGACTTCTAAGTTTTTTATAACCGCGCTTGCGCGGTGAAATTTTTTATTAGAGGCTACAACTTTATCATGCGGTTAATCGAATGTACAATTAAGGTCACATGCTTTTGCATATGGCCAGTACAGGGAGAGGCC